GCCAGCCAGCGCGGTGTGCACCTGCATTGGCGTGCGCGTCTCCAGCATCTCGCGGATCGTTTGGCGGGTTTCAGGGGACATCATCACTTCCACTCCATGTGAGCGATGCGGCCGCTGGCGATGCAGTTGCGCAGCTGATCGGTCTTGCTGGCGACCTGTGCGCGGTCCTTGGCGATACGAGCGGCACCAAGAGCGCGGCCGGCGTCGGACATCACCTTCTTGGCGCGGTTGACGATCATGCGGTCGAGCAAGGTCACTTGGTCACCCGAGCGGCCTGAGGCCCCAGCTTGGCGAGTTGGGCGTCGATGGCATCACGAGCGGCTTCCAACGTCGCGCGGTTCTGGCGAACCTCACCGGCAACGATCTCGTCGTCGCCTTCCAGCGCTACGGACATGGCAAGTGCGGCAGCGAGCACCTTAGACCCGCACGAGCGGTCACTATCGGTAGCGGGGCGGCTATCGACGCAAAGCTGATCGAGTTTGCGGGTGAAGCGACCGTTCCATTCGCGCTTGGCACGGGCGAACGTGACGATGCTCATGCGCGCCGAGCCGTCGACATACTTGGCGGCCTGCACGTCGCTAACGCCGAGTACGGCAGCAACGTCATCCCAGGTCAGCTTATCGTCGTGCTTGATTGCACCCAGTTCGGACGCGACTGCATCCAAAACGGCTTTTTCGGAAAAGACCGGGCGATTGCCAACGATCATTGTGCGGTGCGTCATGCAGAAGCATCCTCATGGAAAGAGCTACCCGCCCGCATTGGATTGAAGGTCCCCGCGACTTCCGCATCTTGATTGCGAAGCTGCTGGTCATTCAGTGCGAGCGGGCGTGGCGTGAAGAAAATGCCGCGGGTTGTGACGCCCGCGGCGAGGTGGAGCGCGAGGGAGGTGCGCTCAGCAGGGAAACTCATGCGATCGGCTCGAAGCTAACGACGCGGCGCAATCCCATCGCAGCGCAAACCGGCTTTGACAGGCTGCGGCGACCGTGACCGATCAGGCTAATCATTGGCTTCGACAGGCCGCAGGCCTCCGCCACGGCAGCCGCGCCATCACGCTCGACCCAATCGAGAAAGGCTTGGCGGGCTTCGGGCTCGCTCATGCTGCTACGTCCTGCGACGAGACGATCATGTCGGCGGGCTTCACCGCGCCCTTGGTGGCGGTCGAAATCCGCACCGCGAGTTCAAGCGATGGCTGGCGCTGGCGGTACGCGATCTTGCGTATCGTGCTGCGGGCTACGCCGAGGCGATCGGCAAAGGCGTGGACGCCTTCTTCGGTCGCGTTGAGATGATCCAGAAGCGTCATGTCCGCTTTGTGCCCTCAAGGGGCACGCAAAGCAAGCATTATTTGTGCCCGACAGGGGCTCTTGGCGAATATACCCGTGCAGGGCACACGAGCGATGTGCTGCCGAACAACGTCGCCATATATCGCAAGGCTGCGGGCCTTACCCAAGCTGCCCTAGCCGGGAAGCTCGGCATCAAACGCGATTACGTGGCGAAGCTAGAGGCGGGATCAAAGCCGCTCTCTCCCGATTGGTTAGAGAAGATTGGCGATGCGGTGGGGGTTGCTCCCTATCTCCTGATCGCGCCGCCTGGCACCACGCCTACTGTAGACGAACTGATTGAAATGCTTGCGTCCGTGCAGCAAGCGATGCCAGCGGGTCTGCCGTATTCCGAGTGGCCGCGAGCTGTAGCTTCAGAGCTTCACACGCGGCTCGCGACGCTTGCAGGTGATCGGACCAGTGCCGGTATTTAGCGCTGCCCTTCAGCTCCCTCTCTCGAAGCAAGCGCTCGACCTCCCGTTCCCATAGTGCCAGTCGCTGCGGCAAAACCGCGCACTCTAGAAGGCACGTTCCACACCCAACTTCACACGCAGGCCCCAACATACGCACCGCCGACCGCATCCTCGCGACTCCCTCGTTCTTGATTCGTTCTATTGATCTAGGATTATTTCCTACAATGCAAGCGTAGATGCGTGCCCCCAGAGGGCATAAATAGTTGTTGACAGCGTGCCCCGCGAGGGCACATAAGGGCTCCACGGTCACAGGGACCGGGAGGCACCTACGATGGCAACCGCCCCAACGCTGAACATGAAAGTTCTGCCCGCGCCGAACGGTCGCGACGAGAAGTTCATCACCTATAACGCGACCGCCGCAGCATGCGTGCAGGTTCCGATCTACGATCCGACCGCTGACGAGCCTCGTTTCGATTATGTCGATGCGCCGATCGGTAGCGCCTACCTCTATTCTGCACCGCGCCAGTGCGGCGACTGGTACGCGGAATTCGAAGGCTCGCGCCGTCACAAGGCTGGCTTTGGCCCCACGCAATCGGACGCGATCCGCAACGCAGCACAGGCGTTCGCGGCATGAACGCCCCCGCATTCCCCTCCGGTCGCATTGGCGCATTTGAGGCATTCCTCACGCAGCCCGACCCCGGCGTTACCCCCAGCCTGCAACGTGCCATTCGGACGCTCCCTGCCTCTCAGCAGATAGAGCTTGCCCTGTGGATCATCATGGACGGCGACATCGGGGACTATGACCCGCATCACCACTCGCTTGCAGAGGGTGCGCTAGGGCAGCTTGCAGCAGATCAGCGCGAGGCTGAGTTGGCAGAGGCTCGGCATATTGCTGACGGGCGCTCGACGCGGGGGCTGTGGCTTTGACCCGGCCCGCCAACCCGCCCGCATATCCGTCTGTTGAGGCTGGCGGACCGAACCAAGATTGGCCTGTGCATCACCACGGCATGACGCTGCGCGACTGGTTCGCAGGGCAGGCTTTGGCAGGCTCGCTCATCCCTCGCGTCGAAGATGCCTTCGACTGGCAGATTGAAGCGGAGGCGGCTTACCAGATTGCAGACGCCATGCTCGCAGCACGGGAGCGTGTCGCATGATCGACCAGCGCACTTTCACCAACTGCGTCCGCAGCTTGTTCAACATCGACGGCCATCTGCTGCCGGAGTTGAGCCGCGCAGAGCAGACGGCCTTACTCGCTGATCCGGTTCGGTTCTTCATCTGGGCTGACCACACGAAGCAGGACGCAATCTGGCGCGAAGTCAGCAAGCGGCAGGCGCTGTCATGAACCGCTCCGCCATCGCCGCCTGCCTGATCGATCTGACCTTGTGGGTACTGATCGCTGCCGCCTTCCTGTTTTGCTGGGGAATTGTACCATGATCGAACAATCCGAAACGATCGCCAAACTGACGACCGCCCTGGTACAGGTGCAGGCTACCGTCGAAGGCGCGAGCAAGGGCCGGGTCAATCCCGCCTTCAAGTCCAAGTACGCCGACCTGTCGAGCGTCTGGGAAGCCTGCCGCGAGCAGCTTGTGACCAACGGCCTGACGGTGGTCCAGTTTCCCGGCGAGATGGTCGATAACCGCATGACCATGACGACGCAGCTTTCGCACGAGAGCGGCGAGTGGATGCGCGGCACGCTGTCGATCCCGCTGACCAAGGCTGACGCGCAGGGCTACGGCTCGGCAGTTACGTATGCCCGACGCTACGCTCTTGCGGCTGTGGTGGGCGTGTGTCCCGAGGATGACGACGGCAACGCTGCCAGCCAGCGTGGACCGCGCCAGGAGCCTGTCTCCGCCCGGATTAATGAGGACCAGCGCAATATCTTGCTCACGCTCGCGCAGCAGTCTGGCGCGAACATGAAGGGCTTCTGCACCTTCTTCGGCATCGACAGCCTGCCGCAGCTTCCCGCTACCAAGTTCACCGCGGCGAAGGAGATGTTCGAGAAGAAGCTCGCCGCCAAGACCGAACAGCAGGAGGCGGCATAATGGACCAGCGCTCAACCGAGTGGTTCGCCGCCCGCGCCGGGAAGGTCACTGCCAGCCGCGTTTCTGACGTGATGGCCAAGACCAAGACCGGCTGGGGAGCATCGCGCGCCGACTACCTCTCGCAGCTCGTTCGCGAGCGGGTACTTGGCCAGTGCGAGCAGGGATTCACCAACGCTGCGATGCAGTGGGGCACCGATCAGGAGCCGAACGCACGCGACTGCTACAGCTTCACCAGCGGCAACGACGTGGTGGAGGTGGGTTTCCTGCCTCACCCGACGATCCCGATGGCTGGCGCGTCCCCTGACGGTCTGGTCGGTGACGATGGGATGCTGGAGATCAAGTGCCCCAACCCGGCAACGCATCAGGCGACGCTCTTGGGCGGTCCGATCGCTGACAAATACATCAAGCAGATGCAGTTCCAGATGGCGTGCGCCGGCCGTCAGTGGTGCGACTTCGCATCTTACGATCCCCGCTGGGGTGTCGAGATGCAGCTTCACGTCACCCGTGTGCCCCGTGACGACGACCTGATCGCCACGATGGAAGCCGCGATCAGCGAGTTTCTAGCGGAGGTCGAACGCGACTTCGCCGCTCTCATCAGCACCTACCGGAAGGCAGCATAATGCAGTTCATCACGATCACCGGCAACGTCGGCAAGGAACCCGAGCAGCGCACGACGCAGGGCGGCGATAGCGTCACCTCGTTCTCGGTCGCGGTGCGGCAGGGCTTCAAGCAGGACGCGCCGACCGTCTGGTATCGCTGCTCCGTGTGGGGCAAGCGCGGCGACACAATCCGCCAGCACCTCGCCAAGGGTGCCAAGGCTACCGTGATCGGTGAGCTTGTTATCGGTGAGTACCAGGGCAAGCCGCAGTACGACCTTCGCGTTGCCGATGTAGATTGGCCCCCAGCGTCGGGTGGATCGCGCCAGCCGGACAGCCGCGGCAGCGCACCGGCCGCTGACGATCTCGACGACGACGTGCCGTTCTGAGATGGCGCTTCCCGCTCGCCTCGCCCCCGATCACTTCAAGCCTAAGCTCCGGTTGCGCTCGACTGCGCACCGGGACTGGGTGCGAGATCACCGCTGCTCCGTCCCCGGTTGCCAGCAAGTGCCGATCGAGGTCGCGCACGTCAGCCGGGCATGGAGTGGCGGGATGAGCGAGAAAAGCTCGGACGCGATGACGCTCAGCCTGTGCCGGGATCATCACTCGGAGAGCCACCGCGGCGAGAAGACATTCGCAGCGAAGTACAAGATCGATCTGCTGGGGCTGGCGCAGGAGTTTTACCGGGCCTCGCCACACCGCACCAAACTGGACAACCCATATGGACATTGATCGCGCCGTTGAGGAAGCCGAGCAGCTTTTCGTCAGAGCTGGGCAGGCCAAGGTTCGCGCCGAAGGGCTGGATCTACGCCGCAAACGCGCCCGTGCCGTGCTGTTCGTCAAGTACAAGGGCGACGGCAACGCTGCTGGTGCGAGCGAGCAGATGGCCGAAGCTGACCCGGTGTACGGGCTGGCATGCGCAGAGTGGGAAGACGCTGCGATGGAGGCTGAAACCCTTCGCGCCCAAGCCGAGGGCAAGCGCCTGCGCTTCGAAGCGTGGCGCACCAAGAACGCCACCAAGCGCGCCCAGATGAACCTTCGATAGGAGCCGGGACATGCACAAGATCCACCACAAGGTCCACACCGAGCATCTGGAGGCCGTGCTGGCCTATCGGGCGCTGCTTGGCTTGGGCGGCAGCTTCCGCATCGCTTCCGATAGCGATGAGCACCGGAACGGCGAAGACGCGCAGCGGCTGAGTGGCGAAGCCATGCCAGCGCGGGCCCGTCAGGGCATCGGCGGAAAGATAGTCGCATGACCCCGATTAGAGAAGGCGGGGTAGAGATACCCGCCGTAACGCAGGCTAAAGACGCAGCACGTTGGCTCTATGAGGATATTTGGACGCGGCAGTCTTGGGATCGGTGTTCGCCAGAAAACCGCGAGACGTGGTTGCATCGCGTGAAATCGATCCTTGCTATCGCCTACACCCCGACCCCTTCTCCCGAGATAGCCGAACAGCCGATCGCCCCTACGCCGGAAGCGATTGTTCAGTGGCTGACGGAGAACTGTGGCCGGGGACTGCCGCATGGCGAAGTCACGGACATGAAAGGCGCTCTGCACGCGCTGGCTTATGTTCATCGGCAGATAGCCAGCACGTCGAGCTACAAGGTGAACATCGGGCAGTGCGTATCCGCCGAAAGCGGGTTGCTGTTCGTGTTACAGCACCTGGCCCGCACCGCTCTCTCCACCCCCAAGCCCGCCGATTCTACGTCCGTAGCGGGGGAGCGGATGCGGCGAGTGCTTGCGGACGGCGTGCAGGTGATGACGCCAGCCGAGCGGGTGCAGTGGATTGAGCGCGCGAAAGCGGTGCTGCGGTGAAGAAGCCCAGCAAGCTCGCTCGCGCGCGGGCAGCAGAAATTATTGCGATGCTCGCTGGCGGTAGTCGCTCGCTGACCGACCTTCTCGCGATTGCATACGAGCGCGGCGTCACGGACGCCGGCCAAGCTCTAGGGAAAATCAATGACCGATGACCAGCTAACGGCTCTAGCCGAACGCTTCTGCGCGGCACCGCTTCCGGCAACGGTATGCGCCGATGTGTGCGCTACGATGCCAAACTACCCGCACCGCTCCGGGACCAACCTGATGACGGTTGCCGAGGCAAAGGCGGTGCTGGCGTATGTTCTCTCCACCAACGCGCCCGATGCCGCCAAGCGGGAGGGGGAAGCGTAATGGCCGCGACAGATTATCCGCTGCTAATGATCCAAGCCGAGATAGAAAGCGGCAAGGCTACGGTTCGCAGCTTGGGCGCGCTCTACATGGTTGCGATGGCATCCCGTCACCGGCCTAATGGCGATCCGTTCGGATCGTTCGCCGACATAAACGAGGCGATCATGGCCTATCGTTGCCCGGCTGGTGATCCAGCACAACGCGCGATGTCGCTCGAGCCCGTCAAAAAGATCGGATGGGCTCTCTACGAGAGCGTGTGTCGATTGCAGAAGATCGAGGCAGCACGATGACCGAAGCCAATGCCGCAAGCCGCGAAGCGCGGGCGCACGCGCGAAAGTGCCTGTTGACCGTGGCCGACACCAAGCTGGTGCAGATCGGCCGCGCTCAACTGGTAACTCTACTCGCCCTCGCCGACGAAGCCGCCAGCCAGCCGCGGGAGGGGGTGACCTTCAAGCGCGGCGATCGCGTCGAGAAGGTAGGCGGGGCAAGCTGGCGGGGCCGGGTTGTCGGTGAGTACGCGACCTCGCTTACTGCGGAAGGGTACGCGGTCGAGAGTGAGAACGAGCCGGGTTCGGTGCAGATTTACCCAGTGAAGGCTTTGCGCGCCCTCCACGACACAGCCCCGACCGATCAGGCGCAGGGAGGCGGCGAACGTGAGGCGATCGTAGCGTACATCCGCCAGTGCGCAGAAGCTTTCCGCGAGGTACCATTGGAACTGAGCAGAATGGGCCTGCCTGACGACGGATATGCTCTGGATGCCGTGCTACGCTTTCACAATATCGCCAACCACATCGAAGAAGGTGAACACCGCGCCGCCCTCGCGCAGAGCAACCCTACAGATGGAGGGATGGCGTGACCTGCGGCTGCATTGAGCGCGTCGACGCCATACTGGCCGAGCGCAACACTCGTATCATGCTACCGATCATGCTGAGCGCCGACCAGACCGCGCGACCGATGATCGTCACCGACCAGATCAAGAGCGGGCGCGGGCAGAAGAAGGCGATCGGCATGTTCGCCACGTTCTGTCCGTTCTGCGGTGTGGCTTACAAGGATCAGGCGGCATGACCCGCACCCCAGAACCCGCCCCTCAAGATAATGCG